AGGGGTAAGCCTACAGGTAACAAGATACTGAACACGAACTGCAAGTTCTGTTCGTACAGATTTGATTGTTGGTCTAACCTTGTGGAAAGACCTGCAGTCAAGTCACAAGCCAAGCAACCTAGAATGGTTGCGTATGTTCACTTAAAAGAGGAGTATGTAAATGAGTGATGTGGAAATGGAAACTCTTGAAGCAGAGATAAAAGAAGCGCAAGAGCGTTTAAGTTCTTTGCGTAAAGAGTATAAAGAGAAAAAGTATGCATCCTTAAAAATGGCTATGGAAGCTAAAAGGGAAGCAGACAGGGCTTTAGCTGAAGAGTATAAAGCTCTTGGTATTTCTTCTTTATCTTACAACAGAGGATTCTTTCTCTAATTGGTGAATAGATTCTCTCAGTTTGCGACAGCACGAAAGTATGGGTATCGTAGCGGTCTGGAAATAAAAATCTCTGACTTGTTGAAAGAGCAACGTGTTAAGTTTAAGTACGAGCCTTTCAAAATAGAGTGGGAAGATTTAGCCTACCGCACATACACACCCGATTTCGTGCTGTTCAATGGTGTAATAATAGAAACTAAAGGACAGTTCACAGCATCGGATAGAAGAAAACATCTTGCTATAAAGAAGCAACATCCTAAATTAGATATACGTTTTGTGTTTGAGAACAGCAGACGTAAACTTAGGAAAGGTGCAAAGTCTACATACGGTGAATGGTGTGAGAGATACGACTTTATTTACTATGACAGGATTATTCCAGAAGCGTGGATAAAAGAAAAAGGCAAAGACAAATACCCAAGTTTTATAAAGTTTAATGGATACAAAAGGAAAGCATATGGACATAGTAGATAAGCTAGATAAGAATGATTTTATAATTAGAGTTCGTCCCAATAAAAATAAAAGTAACGGTGCATGGTCAGGTAGTGCAGACATAGTAGTTATCACATCAGAAGACAATGACCTGCCAGACAGTGAGTGGAGTGAACTCATGCAGTTTAGTAGAATGATGTGTGCTTCTGTACCTATTATAGAAGAAGTAGAAACTTTTAGAAACTTACTACATGATTATCTTAATCGTTCCCATGATGGGCAACAAGATTTATTTATTGACAAACCTAAAGATAGTAATATAATACACTTGAAATTTTTGAATGGGGCGAAACGTAATGAAGAAAAAGATTGATTATATAAATCATCCACCTCACTACAAAAGAGGTAAGCTAGAAGTGATAGACGTTATAGAAGCCTTTCTCACTCCAGAAGAGTACAGAGGATATATAAAAGGTAATAATATAAAGTATATTCTAAGAGAAGCAGAAAAAGGTGGTGATGATGACATTGGAAAAGCCCGATGGTATTTAAATAGATTTTTTGATTATGTCAAAGGAAAGTTAAATGCTAGTTAAAATGCTTATAGCTATAGATATAGACCCAGAGGAGTACCCCATTCCTGCCGATGGTAAAGTATCAGAGGAAATTGAGGATGGCATTCGTGAATATTTTTATGATGTTCAGGGTGCTGAAATTAAAAATATAAAAACATTGAGAGATTGACATGAATAATTTATTACCTACCGACTACCAAAACTTCATTGCGTTATCACGTTACGCAAGATGGAAAGAAGACGAACAAAGACGTGAGACATGGAGTGAGACTGTAGAAAGATACATAGACTATATGTCTAACCATCTTAAAAAGAAACACAATCATACTATTCCACAGGCTACAAAGCATGACTTAGAAGATGCAATGATGGGATTGAATGTGATGCCTAGCATGAGAGCATTGATGACTGCAGGTTCTGCATTAGATAGATGCCATGTAGCAGGATATAACTGTTCTTACATACCTGTCGATAGCCCACGAGCATTTGATGAAACTATGTACGTACTAATGTGTGGCACAGGTGTAGGCTTCTCTGTAGAAAGAGAGAATGTAGATAAATTACCTATCGTAAACGAACACTTTGAGAAGAGTGACACAGTTATAAAAGTTGCTGATAGCAGACCGGGTTGGGCAAGAGCGTTACGTGAGCTTATTGCTATGCTATATGCAGGGCAGATACCACAATGGGATGTGTCAGAAGTCAGACCTGCAGGTGCTAGACTAAAAACATTTGGTGGTCGTGCCAGTGGTCCTGCACCTTTGGAAGAACTGTTTGAGTTCTGTATTGAGAAGTTTAAACAAGCTAAGAACCGTAGGCTGTATCCACTAGAATGCCATGACATTATGTGTAAGATTGGTGAAGTCGTTGTAGTAGGTGGTGTGCGTAGGTCAGCTTTAATATCTCTATCTAATCTAGGAGATACGCAGATGCGACACGCTAAGTCTGGACAGTGGTGGGAGAATGAAGGGCAACGTGCGTTAGCTAATAATAGTGTAGCATACAAATCTAAGCCTGATATGGACACATTTATGCGTGAGTGGCTTGCTCTTTACGAAAGCAAGTCTGGTGAGAGGGGTATCTTTAACAGACAGTCAGCTATCAAGCAAGCATCTAAGAATGGCAGACGCGATGTAGAACAAGAGTTTGGCTGTAATCCATGCAGTGAAATAATACTACGTCCCTATCAGTTCTGTAACCTTACGGAAGTTGTTGTGCGTGAGTCTGACACAGAAGAAACTCTGATACAAAAAGTAAAACTAGCAACCATACTAGGCACATATCAATCAACCCTTACAGACTTTAAATATTTACGTAAGATATGGAAAGATAATACAGAAGAAGAAAGACTGCTAGGTGTGTCACTCACTGGTATCATGGACAATGCGTTGCTAAGTGGTAAGAGTCCAAGAATAGGCAACAATATAGAAGGGTTGCTAACAAAGCTACGTGAGACTGCTGTTGAAACAAACAGAAAAGTATCTGCTAAGTTAGGTATACCACAGTCTACTGCTGTTACCACAGTCAAGCCTAGTGGTACAGTTAGTCAATTAGTTGACAGTGCCAGTGGCATACATGCTCGACACAACCCACACTATATACGTACAGTTCGTGGTGATAACAAAGACCCACTTACACAGTTTATGGTGGCACAAGGTATACCATCTGAGCCTGATGTAATGAAGCCACAAAGCACCACAGTGTTTAGCTTTCCCATGCAAGCACCATCCACTGCTGTGTTTAGACAAGACATGACAGCCATAGAACAGTTGAGTATATGGTTGAAGTACCAGACATACTGGTGTGAGCATAAACCATCTGTAACTATCTCTGTAAAAGAACACGAGTGGTTAGAGGTAGGTGCTTGGGTGTATGAACACTTTGATGAGGTATCAGGCATAAGCTTTTTACCTTTCAGTGAGCATACCTACAAGCAAGCACCATATCAAGACTGCACTGAAGTAGAGTACAAAGATATGTTAAGCAAGATGCCAAAGGGTATTGACTGGAGAGCTTTGTCTGAGTTTGAAAAAGAAGATACTACATCAGGCAGTCGTGAGTTGGCATGCACTGCAGGTGTGTGTGAAGTAGTTGACATTAGCGCATAAAGGAGATAAAATGAAAGAGTTACTTTTAAATGCACAAGCAACTTATCTTAGAGGACAGATAAATAAACATTTAGCAAACGTGACTATATTATTACAAAGTCCAACAGGTATAGGTCAGCATCAAGATATTCAAGAGTCCATTGAAAAAGAGTTAGGTAGTATAGCAGAGTATGATGGTAAACTAAATATGATTGTTAAATACCTAGCACCAAAACAACCTCAAAATGAAGGGACATCAGATGACAAAAACAGCACCGTCACCAAAAAATAGAAAGAAGTTTGACATAGACCTGCAGTATGGCAAGGTCAGAGAAAAGCTTGTGGCTGATATGTTGCAAGACAAAAAGATTGAAGTCAAGAGTGAGCGAGATGTGTGGCAGAGAACTGGTAACATTGCTATAGAATACGAATGCTATGGCAAGCCTAGTGGTATTAATGCCACCGAATCAGACTATTGGTTTCACAATCTTTGCATTGGTGATGAAGTCTTTGCTACTCTGGTTTTTGACACAAAAAGTCTTAGACGTATTATAGAGAACTTAGATTACAAGAAGTCTGTGTCTGGTGGAGACCACAATGCATCACGTATGTATCTACTAAACTTACAAAAACTATTTTCGTCTGATGTTATAAAAGCATTCAAGGAGAAGAAGGATGCAGCATAGAAAGTTCAAGAGGTATGATGCCCCACTTAAAATACAATTTAGGTGGGGATATGAAGCGTTTAAGAAGGGTGGTAAATATAGGCAGATAGGTAACAGGAAACTGTTTACAGAGTTTCGCCCTCGCTTCAAAGAAGATATGCAACTCAAAGAGTGGCAACGTGGTTTTAACACTGCGTATTTTGAGAACCTGTCGAGGATAAAAAAAGATGAACAACTTAGAAAAGGAAGCGAAACAGTTTATGAAATGGAGAAACATTAGCACAATAAGTGCTACAGAATATCAGAAGTCTGCATGTAAGACAGCTATATTCCCAAAAGAATTAGGTGTACAATATCTTGCACTAGGTCTCACTGGTGAAGCAGGAGAAGTTGCAAACAAAGTAAAGAAGTTAATACGTGATGGGGGAGATACACCAGATAAGCGCAAAGAGATAGGCAAAGAGCTTGGCGATGTGTGTTGGTATCTGGCTGTATTAGCGGAAGAATTAGGCTCTAATCTTGGTAAGATAATGGAAGACAATCTTAATAAATTAGAAGATAGAAGAGCAAGAGGAGTGCTTGGTGGTTCTGGTGATAATCGTTAATTATCAGGCTTAGACATCAGACCATACTGTCTTCTTGCAGTTTCTTGACTAGAAGACTTCTCTCTCTTTTGTAGAAACTCTTGTGTAGTTTCAGACGGAAGTATCTCCTTGGGTGGCTCGTCCACCTTTGGAGGTTCTGGCTTTACATCTTTTGCCAGTTCTTCATCCATTATTTCTTTAAAACTTTTCTTTGCAGCCTTTGCGCCTACTCTGATGCCCGGCACTATGCCCATTACAGATAGCACAGCATATGCACCACCCAATCCCATTTGCCTTAAATCATCTTGGTCGTAACCTGCCTTAAATAATTCTTCTGCATATGCCAAATCATCTGGTAGTTCAGATATTGCTTTTATTTCACCTATTACAGGTGTGACATCAGCAACAGCACTAGATACACCTGCTATTGTATATGCATTTTCTGCAGGTGTCTGTCTATTAGAGTGAAAGTCGCTACGTCTATCTTCACGAGTTAGCTCAGTTTTCTTTGCTTTTATTAGTGCTTCTTCAGCACGAGTAAGTACAGGCTCAAACTGTGTAAAATCGTCCTCTGTATCAGC